ATAAACCAGAGTTAACATTAATTACTGCATCAGCAGCAATTTTTACACCAGCATCAGTTGGAGAAGATATAAATGTTTGTCCTAAATTTGATGCCTTATCATTGTAAACATAAAATTCTCTAGCGCCAACAACAACTTCAATTCCAGTTCTAGGATCTTTTTTCTTATCAACGATTCGAATTTTTTTAATTTTTCTAGGATCAAGATAAACTAGTTCGCGAACACCAAGTTTAGGTTGTTTTTCATCAATTAAAACTTGATAGAATACGCGACCATCGATATACCATTGACGAAAAATATCAGCACCATTGTTTGAAAAGTCTAGAAGTTGTAGAATCGCATCGAATTCTTTGCGAATCATTTCTTTAATATTGTCTGGTTGATCCAGATCATCTAGAATAATAGTAACTGACTTACCTTTCTCATCATGCACAATAGATTCATTGACAATATCATCGATAGCAGACTCAAGTTCTGGCTGCATAGACATCTCGCGATATCTTGTAATTAAATCATTCTCGTTTTTAAAACTGGATTCGAGATCTAGATAGGTGCCAAAATAACCACCAGATGTGACTGTAACTGCACCATCATCAGTAGTTGGTGCAGTTACAGATGGTTGTAATTGTTCTGTGGGTTTTTCACGAACAATCTGAAACCCGAATAGATTAATCCCTGCCATAAATTAACTCCATGATAAAATATCGACCGAGGCGATTAGATAACACTTTCGGCAGCTGCTTCCCACCATTGATAAGCAAACGTCACTGAGTATTCTTCGATAGCATCATTGTTGCCCCAGTCTAGGTCGATTGGAGCGAGATCATTTGGGAATAAACCAACAAACTTGTAAGATTTAATAACCTTACCTGTTTTGCCGTAGTGTCTAACAGTGGCATCAGTTCCATATGAAACTGGTGTTGCCGCAGCAGCTGATCGAGTATTAAATCGATGAGAATTGATACCGTTCATCCAACGCTCAAAGGCATTGCGAACAACGAAATCTTCATCATTTAATATTGTCACAGTCCAGTCTGCAAATGTACGATTGCCAGCAAACTTTACTTCGCGACCGAAGTATTGTACTGGAACCACACCAACTGTTGATCCTGGGATCTGAGCAGTTTTACATACGAAACGCAATTTTCTTGCTGCGTTTCCTGGCAAAGCAAAAAACGGAAAATTCATTTCGACTTCAAATAGATTAGCGCGAGCGCCATCAAACTGCATTTGAGAACGAAATTCAGATACATTAAAAGCCATTGTATTCTCCTGACTTTATCCTATTCTATTTATTAGAAGCGTCCAACGATCTCGTCGAATGCTACGCCACTGCGAACAGCGACAAAGTTCAACTGAATGAAGTTTACGCTTCTTGCTGGTTTGATGTAGATATCTCCGATAAATTCGTTACGGTCGATAACTGCTGGTGTATTGTTTGTATCGTCACAAACAACGCGATAATCATAGATACCGCGACGACCCTGCACTTCTCTCAAGAATGGCTCAACAAGTGCTACGAACTGTGCTCTTGTAAACTCATCGTTGAACTCAAAGAGGCTTGATCTTGCAGCAACAGAGATTGCTTTTTCAAGAACAATAAAGAGGCGACGAACATTGATACGATCAAAGGCACTTGGACGACCCTGTAGAGTTTTGTCTCCGAAGAGAACAGTACCTTCGCCTGGGAACGATACAACTGGATTTACACCACCCTTGTATAGTGTATCGCGATCTGTTTGAGTTGGATTAAATGCCAACTTAACAAGATTTAGAATTTGACCGCGATTTAAACCAGCTGGCGAGAACCATGGATCACGTTGTAGATCTGTACGAACGCAAAGACCAGCAACGTCAGCATTGAGCGGAATCCAGCGATACACGTCGTTGTATTTGTCATACTGATACTTCCAGCCTGAGTCCATTACACCGTAAGATGTTGATGTTAGAGCATTGCGATAATCAACAACCGCATCAGCAGAGGCTAGAGCGCCGACAACGTTTGCTTGGGCTGGAGATACGAACGCAACGCAATCCTTACGATTTGCTGCAACCGTTAGATACTCATTGGCTACAGTTGCAGTGTTTATGGCTGCGTTTGATGACACGCCACAGTCACCAGTAAAGAGTAATGATATGTCTATTTTTTCTTTATCATTGAGTAGACCAATAGCATTAATCATATTTGGTTGAGTTACGGAGCCATCTGCACCATTGCTGAGTGAGTAGTTAGCAACTGGTGGCTGGTGGAATTTATCCCCAGAAGAATTAACAGTTGCAACTGTTTGTCCCCACACATTGGTTGAATTTGAACCAGCGCCATGACCTAACCAGTGAATCCACTGAGAGTTACGATACAACACTTCCTTGTAGTATAGAGAAGATCCATCATCAGCGCGAGCATCAGAGGCTTTTGATAGGTTTGCCCAGCGCTCGAGAATTGTGTTCGCTGTACCGCTGATTAAACCATCTTCGTCAACAACTACAAGATGCAATTCGTCCTTTAGATTCGCATTTCCAGTTGTTGTTGTAGCGTAACTAGAGGTGTTTGGCGCGCGATCAAAGTATGATGCATATGCCCAACTTGAGAATGATGATCCATTTGCGCACACAGAAACTTTAAGAGAATTTCCAATTGATCCAGGGTAGCGTGCGCTAAACTGGACTAGTGTATTTGCAGTGGTGTATTGATTATTAAAGTAATCGTCATCATTAGCAATTGTTGCGTAATGACTTGTGTTAGACACAGCATTATTTGAGCAATTAGCACCAGCTGTTGTATTGATGACACGAACAATGCGGAGATCATTTCCATATGCAAGGAAATTAGCAGCAGAGATAAATGCGGTTGCTGTGTTTAGATCTGGTTCGAAAAATTGTTGAACAAGATCAGATTCGCTAGAGACTTGAATTACTGTATTTGCTGGACCCCAACGAAACACTCCAACTGTTGCTCCAGTTGACGTTCCAACTGATGGAACTGTGGTTGTTTGATCAATTTCAGAAGTATTCACTCCTGGGGAAACTAAAAATGCCATGGTTTTACTCCTGTCTGGGAGAAATAGAAATTCTACAGTTTATTTAGTAAATTGGGGTTTTTAACGATCAACCACCTTCCACACTGCACCACCAGAAACAAAATCAAACTCTCTACCGTCTACATCAACATGTCCAGCCAACGGCATTGGTAGCGATTCTTCTTCAATTTGTCGCATCTGTTCCTGATATAGTCGTTCTTTTAGATTTGTATTTGTAAGATCAGCGAAAAAGGTTTGATTTGTCATCCAAGAGAACAGTACCAAGCACATAACCAGATCATCATGCGAACCTTCTTCAGCCTCGAAGCTGCCACCTTTAGCAATGAATGTTGAGAGTTCAGAGATTGTATCGAAATCCTCGACTAACAATTTCTGAGATTCAATGAGACCTTTCATAATAGAACAACCCAAACGTTTTACAGACTTGGTGGTTCTAATTCCACGATTAGACTTATTGCCATAACCCCATGTAAGTGCAATTTTGCCTTTGATATCCACGGTTGACAAAATATTTTCATATTCATAATCTTCAAATAAACTATCCACAACCTGCTGACCGTTGTCATTAATTTCAACCATGGCATAGGCTTGGTTATAGTAGTCGCCCAGCTTTCTTAAGATTGATGGATAAACCAATGGGCTGATGTTATTGTCTTTATAGGTTGCGACAACTTTATATGGAATAGAGCAGTCAATTACTACGCATGCTGAGTAGTCTAAACCTTTGCCGCGAGAAGTATCTGCAACTATAACGTAATTGTGACCCTCTTGTGGCTGATTGTAAACCTTAATACCATTCTCTGAAACATGAAATGGTTTAATGAATGCAAGGGACTTGAGAGCTGCAGCTGACAGCAGAGTTCCAGCTGAACCCATAAACTCGCATTCCATTTCTTGTAAGAACTTTGCCTCACCAAGAATGCGTCGTTGATCGTCTGCCCATGCTTGGTCGCGACCTGGCACCTGGCGCCAGTTGGCTTCAATATACTTAAATCCATTTTGACCCTCAACAGCTTCCGTCCACATTCTATAATAGTGATTCATACCATTTGGCGTGGAGGAAATGAGAATTTTGGATTGTGTACCAGAAGAAATGGTTGGATAGACAGAGGTGAAGAACTCGTCAGCGATATTACTTGGCACGAATGCGAACTCATCAAGATATAGCAACGAAATAGAGTAACCACGGATCGCGCTAGAAGCCGTTGAAGTAGCCATCACGCGACAGTTGTTCTCGAGTTCAATGTCACCCTTGTTCCATACACGCACACCTTGTTGAAGCCATAGTGGTAATGCTTCGTAGGCAATTTTAATACGATTTAAAATTTCGCGTGCTGTTGGTGCTTTGTTGGCTAGGATAGCAACGAACTTATCTTCATTGAATAAAATATACCACAAAATATATCCAACAACCATCGTGGTCTTACCGACCTGACGACCTGCCTTTACTATGACGCGACGATTGTCGTTAATATCTGTGACAGCTTCTTTTTGGAATGGATACAATTTGATCTGCACGAAGCCTTTGTCAAGAGTAATAATCTTGACATAATTCTCAATAAAGTAAATTGGGTCTTTAGAACATCTGATGAACTCAGTAATTTGTTCTTCAGTCATCGATTGAGCAATCCCAACTCTCTTGAGTTTAGGATTACCCAAATAATGTTTCATTCTAGTCGTTAGATTCATTCTTTAATTTCTTCAATAGATCAGCTGTAGACCCAACGAATACTGCCTTGTCGACATTAATATTTGTTGAAGCAGCATCTTTAGGCTGTAATTCTCTTTGCTGTTTTTGTAGAATCATTAATTTCTCTGTTACATCAGAGAGATTCTTAATCATGTTTGCTGCTACTTCATACGCTCTTGGGTGCTGCGATTCTTTGGCAACTTCTAAAATACCATCGAGTGCTTCGTTGCCTTTCTCAATAAGATTATAGTAATTTGCGCGAGAATAATTCGCGTCTGGGTTTTCAGTATTATCTTGATGAACTGTTATGGGTTTATCTTCTTTCACTACAGGCACATAATCAGTATTCAAAATTTCTGCTAAATTCTTATCTACATTGCTCATAATTAAGTTATATTAGGATAGTATGTAATGCTCTCGTCAAATCCAAATGCGTTGTTTGCATTTGCAGTACTAGGTCTTGGGGTTACTTGCAACTTCATAAGTTTATTATCAGCATCTGCAAAAGAAGAAATTACATATGAAGCATTTGTCACTGCTCCAATAAGTCTAGAATTTGTTTTAAATGTACCTGTAATATCAGTTACAAATAATTGGTTTGATGTGTTGTTCCAACTACCAACAAATCCACTCGCGTTGGCAGTTGATAACTTGCTTCCAACGAAAACCAATTCACCAATTTTATACTGACCAGATCCACTGCTCAGTGTTATTAATTGTTCTTTTTTCTGTAATGCGGTGCTATCAAAAGTATTTGCGGTGACTTTGCGAATAATCTTAATGTCGTCATTAATATACCCATACAAAAATGCTTGT